CGGGTCCTTCCATGAAAAAGAACCGAAGTGATGCATTTCCTTCAGTTTCTGCTTCTTTTGTGTTTTTGATAATCCAGCAAAGTATTTTTTCGGTGTGTACATCCCTACTTTCTACAGGTGAATTGTTGTCATTTTCTTGGTAATAGCAGCCATACCCTTTGTCTTATCCTTCTCCTTCTCCTTCTTATCCTTTACAGGCTTCCATCCCTGTGGCTTTCCCTCTGCTGCTTCCTTCTCCCTCCGCTTCTGCCAGTACGCGGCCCAGTCCATACCATCCTTCTTTGGCTTAGTCGGATTCTTCATATACGCCTTGATTTCTGGGTCGTTCATTGTAGAAACGAGCGGCGGCGGCTGCTTGCTGAATGTCTTTTTTCCATCGCGATATAGATATCCCGATGGAAAGAGATTAATATTATCATACAGAGCACCTGTATTCGGATCCCAGAGATATGTCATTTCATTCACCTTGATGAACTGCCAGTTAGTGTCTGTCATTTTAGCCTGCTTTTTTATGTTTTACCGCGGGTTTCAATTTTTATTGCCATAAAAATAAGACAATTTTATTCAATCCATTTAGTACACCGTCTTCCAAAACCTATTAGTCTATCCTGCCATTCTATACATTTATAGCCTTTACTATACCAGTATACTTCGTATAAAGAATACATTAATGTTCGGAACAAACCAACTAACGCAAGTGCGAATAAAAAATACATTATCCAAGTGTTCAATACCATTCCTACAATATAGACATAATTAAAATTGAAATACTTATAAACTTATATATTGCTAGGAAAATGCCTACACCTATCCATTGCCAAAAATGTGAAATTCTAATTCATGATCTGCTAGATTACAGTCTTCCAGCAGATTATCCTAAGAAGGAATTTATTCGTGACAATTCAAGGAAACGTCTTGTACCTTTTGTAGGACACGCACTCAAGAAAATGTTATGTCAATATGATGTTCTTGAAATGCAGCGGATATGGAATGACACCATCTTTGAAGCAAAAATTTCCGGCAGCGATTTAAATTGGCGTACAGTCTCCAATTGTCTTCTTGATAATTTATGTGATTCTGCTAAAAGTTGGAATAAAGAGATAGCCTACTTACAAGATGTGATTCTAGCAGATGGATTTATTAAGATGAAAGGTATTACCCATGGCCGAGCTACAATTCTAGCAAATGATTGGATTGCTTATTGCGTCTTTCTTGTATGGACGCACATGCAAACATATCATTATAGTCATAATTTCCCGGGCGAATCTGTTCTTCCTAGTAATTTCCAATTCCCCATGAAACTCGGAGGAATCTATATGAAGGATGCTCCGCCTCAAGCACCTGAAGACGATTTATATTGGTAATTACAAAAGATAGAGTCCACCCGCAATTAAACCAAGACCAACATATTGCTGGTTTGATAATTTTTCACCCATAGCCCTCCCAGCAAGAGTAGAAACAAGAGACGATGTTCCATCCCATGCTCCATTCAACCAGCCGAGTCCCATAGTTTGAAATCCAACTGTTAGTTCCAACGCCAAAATAATATACATTAGAATTCCAGCATAGAAATGAAATGAAAGATTTGTTGTCGCAAAGGTTTTTAGATTTAAATCTCCGATTAGTTCTGTCATTGTAATAATCCAGATTTGGACCCATTTGTTAGAGCCAAGTCCCGATTTATAGAGCGAAGCGATGGCTTCCATCTGTTGATTTATAAGAATTAAATTTGAACTTACCCAAGTATTTGTGTAATATCTAATAAGAAATGCTAGTCTCAGTAATTACAACAACGTATAATCGCAGCCGTTTTATTCCAGCTTTGCTAGAATGCTATCGCCGGCAACATTATAATCATGATCAGATGGAATGGTTGATTCTGGATGATTCCGAAGGGTTAGAGCAGAAGAAAACACAGGCTTTCTTTGACGCATTCTCAAATCGGATACCAAATGTCTTCTATATTCATTCCCCACAAAAACAAGTGATGGGGCACAAACTTAATCATCTTTGTTCACTTGCTAGAGGTGATGTAATTGTAATAATGGATGATGACGACTTTTATCCTCCCACACGCGTTTCAACAGTGGTTTCCGCTTTTAAAGCAGAACCCGAAAAACAGATTGCTGGTTGTTCCAAAGTCTACATGTATTTTCAAGATGAGAACACGGTATACTGTGCTGGACCCTACGGGGATAATCACACACTGAACTGTGCTATGGCATTCAGATCTTCCTATTTGAAAAATCACAGATATGACGACAAGGAAGTGTGTGCCGTAGAGCGTGTCTTTACTAATAATTTCTCAGAACCCATGATTCAACTGGATTCCAAGAAGACGATTCTTCATATAGTCCACGGTGAAAACACTTTCCGGGAAAAGAAGAAGATTAGTCTGCTAGTCAAGACCTCTCTTGGTCTTGCTGACTTTTAAAAATTGAAAACGTAGCATAAACATATTTTTTGTAGCATGGAATTCTTGAAAGTAATTAAGACTGGCGAAGCGGTAGAAGGTTATCCTGCTACCGAGGAAATGGCTCAGAAATATCCTTATGAGTTGGACAACTTCCAGCAACATGCTATTACTGCAATTCATCGGGAGGAGAATGTGCTAGTGACAGCGAAGACTGGTTCGGGCAAGACGCTAGTGGGCGAATATCAGATTGCTTACTCGTTACGGAAGGGTGGTCGCGTGTTTTACACGACACCCATTAAGTCGCTTTCAAATCAGAAGTTCCATGATCTCAAAGAAATGTTCCCTTCAGTGGGCATTGTAACAGGCGATATCAAGTTCCAGCCCGATGCGGCCGTTGTTGTTATGACCACTGAATGCTTGCGGAACATGCTGTACAAAAAGGGTACTTCAACGGAGGCTCTAGGACTTACTGCTGGAATGTCGCTTACTGGTTTGGACGCAGTCATCTTCGACGAGGTCCATTATATTAATAATAAAGAGCGTGGCAAGGTGTGGGAGGAGACGATGATCTTGCTTCCAGCAGAAGTCAAACTCATTCTGCTTTCGGCCACAATTGACGGAGCAGAGTCCTTTGCTTCTTGGCTGGGTTCCTTGAAGCAGCGTCGGATGTGGCTTATTCCCACAACCCATCGCGTTGTGCCCCTCAAGCACTGTGTGCTTATGGACTTCAAGAGTGACCCCATTGTAGTAATGGATGAGAAGGAGAATTTCCGCGACGCTTCCTATGATCATTGGTTACATTACAGGAAGCGGGTCTGCGACGACTATGAGGCTCACAAGAAGAAGGTGGCTGGACGCAGAGCAGGAGGCTATGAGGATCCTGTTATCAAGCAAGCAGCTGGTGAAAGGCCCAAGTCGTTTACCGCTGAACTGAATGCGATGGCGAATTATCTGAGTGAACGGTCGCTTTTACCGGCCCTATTCTTCGTCTTTAGCCGAGCCGCCTGTGAAACCCACGCACATAAGATGGAGGGTTCTTACACAACACCGGCAGAAACGGCTAGCATCAAGCATATTATCAACTTTCACCTCCATCGGTACTCGGATGTTCTCACAACACTCAAGCAGTATCATGATCTTGTAGCACTGCTGGAAAGGGGCGTAGCGTACCATCATTCCGGTCTTCTGCCTATTCTAAAAGAGATCGTGGAGGTCTTGTTCGGAAAAGGGCTAGTCAAAGTCATGTTCTGTACAGAGACTTTCGCAGTGGGCATCAATATGCCTACTCGTACGGTTGTCTTCTTGGACCTGAAGAAGTACGATGAGGCGGAGCGGGGCTTACGTGTATTAGCAACAGATGAATATATTCAGATGGCAGGACGTGCTGGACGGCGTGGTAAGGATAAGGAGGGGTTGGTCTTGTATTTGCCAAGCAGAGATCCTGTTGGCTCAGGTGCTGTGAAGCTCATGATGACAGGACGAAAAACTGTGCTGCGGTCACGTATGGACTTCCACTACGATTTTATGCTGAAAACGCTTCAATCGGGGTCATTGAATTGGCTGAAGATTTCCCAAGATTCCTTTTGGCATAAGCAGCAGATGGCTGAAGCTGAGGGTCAGCGTCGGCGTGTAGAAAGTCTTCAGGCAGAACTATGGGCATCCGGCGTCAATGATGAGATGGCTGCGGATGTGGAGGAGGGACGGCAACTGGAGGCAAAGTTCAAGTCATCTGTGAATGCCGCAAAGCGTTTGGCACAGGCCGCCCTAGAGACATGGAAGAACAAGCATGCGGGTCCCTCTTGGCTTCTAACAAAGAAAAAGTGCGATGATTTTGTGGCAACTAAGGCTATTATGACGCGGGAACTCAGTCTCCTCAAGGACATGGAAGCAACAACTGCTGGACCCGAGGCGACCATTCGCTTCCTAGGAGATACGGGCTTCTTGAAGGATGTTGCGGATGTTACAACCCTTGGAGCAGCGAACTTGACACTGAAGGGTATTCTAGCAACAGAGGTTAATGAGGGTAATCCAGTTCTGCTAGTAGAAGCCTATGATGCGGGGCATTTCAACACAATGGAGGCCCATGATATAATTATCGTTTTGGCCGCATTCATGAAGGAGAAGAAAGAGCGTGAAGGATCATCTTTGAATAAGATGCCCATTAGTGCGAAAGCACGGCACTGTCTGTGGGAAATTGATCATCTAGCACGAGTATTCCAGCAGAAGGAAGAGGCTGTCGGTGTTGCTGTTGTGTCTGGATTTTGGGAATTGAGCCTATTCTGGATAGAGCCTGTAAGTCGCTGGCTGTCGGGGGAAACAGCATCGGCTGTCTGTGCGGAGTTCGGAATTTATGAGGGAAATCTTTATAAGGCATTGATGTCTCTTAACAATATGCTGAATGAGGTCATTGCGATTGCGACGTTCTGCCAGCATACAGATATGATTGATAAGTTGAAGGGTTGCGGTGAAGCCCTGCTAAGGGACATTGCGATAAATGACAGCCTTTATCTGCGTATTTAGAAGGGGATGAAGGACTGGGGTTTGGTCTTTTCTGTAATAATAATTTTTATCTGCTTTTTATGGATACTAAAATTTATGACAGATCGTGTGTACGACTTGCGGAAGATAATATGGTTATACTGGGATACAGTTGAGGTACCACCTCTTATTAAGCAAATCCGTACCTATAATACGGACGCATTGAAAGGCTGGGATGTACGCTTTCTAAATGAACATATGTTGGATGAATATATTAAAGTATGGGATTATCCAGCAGGATTTAATGAATTGATACCACAGCACAAAGCAGATTGGATAAGAGCATTTTTATTATCTAAGCATGGAGGCTGCTGGTGTGATGCTTCAATTATTTTGAATAGTAGAGCTGCATTGAATGACCTGTGGCAAGAAAGTGTAGACCAGCAGAGTGATTTTACGGGGTTTTTTACAGATCATGCGGGCAAAAAAATAACTATAAGGGGTGTGCCTTTTAATATTGAAAATTGGTTTTTTATAGTGCCTCGTGACTCTAAGATAATGCGATTATGGTATGAGGAATTTACGCAAGCGATTAAAGAAGGTCTTCTAGCATATAGAAATCGTATTTTGAAAGAGGGTATAAATTTGGATGTTTATTATTTAAATGGACTAAATGACTCTGTGTATTTTACGCAACATTTCTGTCTACAGGCAGTTCTTCAAAGGATGAAGACCCATCCTCCTATGATTCTCAAATTTTCGGGCGATTCATTCTTTAGAATTAATAAAGAGTGCGATTTAAAAAAAGGTGTAAGCGAATGTATAATGAATCGTATCCGGGATAAACCTGAGGAAGTTCGGAAAATACCGTTTATTAAGTTAAGCCGTCATGAACGCGATACAGGTATTGATATTTCACCCTTTTTTATTAAGCGTTAAAATAGCCGATAACTGCTGGAATGAAAGAGGCGGGAACATTTACTACAATACTGTTACCGAGATAGAAGAGGGCCTTTTCTGCGGGTATATCCGGAAACTTATAAGTGGTTGGAAAGCCAAACATTTGTAGTGTTTCCTTGACATTTAGTCTCCTGACTATGTTAGGACCTGTAAGATAAAGACCCGTTTTTGCTCCCGGTCCACCTGAAGACGCACAGACTGTAATTCCCACTGCGGTAGGATCATAGATGCGTTCGCCCTGTCTGCCG